GTAGCAAAATAATATTCAAAGGAATTAAAACAAGTTCTGGAACTCAAACGGCAAACTTAAAATCTTTGCAAGGTGTTACGACTTGGGTACTTGACGAAGCCGAAGAACTAACGGACGAAGACACCTTTGATAAAATAGATTTATCAATTAGGCACAAGACAAAACAAAACCGAGTTATACTTATTCTCAACCCCACGACAAAGGAACATTTTATTTATGATAAGTTTTTTGAAAGCAAAGGAATAGAACAAGGAGCAACGCTAATTAAAAACGATACGACGTACATTCACACGACTTACTTAGACAACATAGAGAATTTATCGGAATCATTCTTAAACCAAGTCGAACATATCAAAACACGAAGACCCGAAAAATATAAGCACACAATATTAGGTGGTTGGTTGGACAAAGCCGAAGGTGTAATATTTACCAATTGGAAAATCGGACAATTTAGAGAAATAGGAACAAACGTTTACGGACAAGATTACGGCTTTAGTGCCGACCCGACAACGTTAGTTAAAACAAACATTGACAAAACAAACAAAGTTATTTACGTTAAGTTACTATTTTACAAACAAGCACTAACGACAAGCCAGATAGCACGATTAAATTCAGACTTTGCGGAAAAGGATTTAATAGTTGGCGACAACTCAGAACCGAGACTAATAAGCGAACTAAATGCTTTAGGTAATAATGTAGTTCCAACAATCAAAGGGGCGGATAGCGTAATTTATGGAATCAGTTTATTACAAGATTACGACTTGGTAATTTCCGAAGATAGTATTGATTTGATTAAGGAACTAAACAACTATTCGTGGTTGGAAAAGAAAAGCAAAACGCCAATAGACAAACATAACCACGCAATAGACGCTTTACGTTATGCGGTATCGTACCAATTAGCGAACCCAACAAAAGGTTTATATTTTATAAGATGACAAACGATTTAAACGTAATGGTTGCCGTAGTTGAAGAATACATATACCAACGTAAAGGCGTAAAGGTTAAAATAAATATGAGCGATTCACGAAAGTTTGTTTTGCATTTTGAAATGCTTTTATACGCTTACGAAATCGCAGTTGCATATAACAAGAAAACGAAAACTTAATTATATAAATATGAAATTAGAATTAACCATACCAACTGATTTAAACGAAATCACCTTAGGGCAATACCAAAAGTTTATTAAGGTAAAAGAAACAACAACCGACAACGAAATGTTAGCGGAAAAAATGATTCAGATATTTTGCGATATTGAACTAAAAGAAATTATAAACATAAAATATACCGAAGTACAAAAGTTAGTAGCGCACTTTAATAAATTGTTTTCTGAGACACCAAAGTTTACACCCACTTTTAAAATTAAGGATATGGAGTTTGGATTTATTCCCGACTTACAAAATATTAGTTTTGGCGAATATGTAGACTTAGAAGAAAACTTAAAAAGTTGGGACACTTACCACAAAGCAATGGCGGTAATGTACCGACCAATAAAGTTAAAACGAAAAGACGGACACGAAATTATTAACTATACTGGCACGGCTGAATTCTCAGACTTAATGAAGTTTGCACCGCTCGGAGTTGTGTTAAGTTCGTCGGTTTTTTTTTGGAATTTAGGAAGCGAATTATTACAAAGTACGATAGCTTATTTAGAACAAGAGATAGCGAAGAATCCGAAGGTATTGGAGACTTTAGCGAAGCAACACAATTTTCAAAACAATGGGGTTGGTATCAATCAATTTATGCACTCGCTAAAGGCGATGTCACAAAATTTGACGAAGTTACGGCAATGGGATTACTTAAATGTTTGACCTACTTAACTTTTGAGAAACAAAAAAACGAAATAGAACAACGACAACTTAACAAGTATTTAAAATGATAGGATTTTACACGGCAATAGACAAACTCAAAGCGCACTTTGACGCAGACGCATTGGTTAACTCAGTAAGCGAAGGGGACATTTTCCAAGTTGATTTAGCTAAACAAACTATTTTTCCACTTGTTCATATAATGGTTAATTCGTGTACGTTTGAAGTAAACGTGTCCAGATTTAATATTTCTTTAATTGCAATGGATTTAGTAGATATATCAAAGAGTGAAAACACGAATGTATATTTAGGCAACGATAATACACAAGACGCTTTAAACTCAACGTTAGCAATCTTAAACCGAGCTTACGATATTATGTTACACGGAAGTTTAGCATACGACCTTTTCCAAATAGACGGCAACCCAACTTGCGAACCATTCACGGAACGCTTCGAAAACTTACTAAGCGGTTGGACGATGACGTTCGATGTTTTAGTTCCAAACGAAATGACGATTTGTTAAATGGAAAAAAACGAACAACAAATAATTCTTGAGCAATTTCGGGACTACGTTATACAACAAGCTCGCAGTAATTTAAGTAGGTTACAAAAAAATAGTAGTCGTAAACTTTACGATTCCATAACCTCAGAAATTAAAGCAATGCCAAATTCGTTAAGGCTTTATTTTGATATGGAAGAATACGGATTTTATCAAGACAAAGGAGTTAGCGGAACTAAAAGAAAATACAACACGCCTTTTTCATATACAAACAAAATGCCACCACCAAAAGCGTTTGACAAATGGATAGTTAAAAAAGGAATAGCACCCCGAAAAAAAGACGGAAAATTTACAACTCGTAAAGGATTACAATTTGCAATTGCCAGAAGCATTTTCGAAAAGGGAATTAAACCAAGTTTATTTTTTACCAAACCTTTTGAAAAAGCATTTAAGAATTTACCCGACGAAATGATTGAAGCATACGGCTTAGAAGCCGAAGAAACATTTGACACTATAATGAAAGAAAATTTTAAAAACATATAACAATGGCGTTACCTAATCAAGACCACATTTTCGTTCGCAGTCCTTTTATAATAGAAGTTGACGATGCAACGCAAACGGGTTCAAAAGTCGAAATATTCATATACAAGGCGAACGCCTTACCACCCGCAACACCAACTTACACGTTAAGTAAATTAATACCCGCTTCAAACAACACGGTCACACTTTACAATTTAAGTCCCTACATAAGGGAAAACATAACGCACCCAACAAGCCCCGACAACGCAATTATTAACTTACAATTAACACCATACGAAGAATATACTTTAGTTGATGTTTATACTTACAATCTAATTGGCGGTAATTACGTAGCTCAATTTAATGCGACTTACCGAGCGTTTGACGGATTCGGATATTATGAAACGGGAATTAACCCCGACTATTCTTTTGGACAAGCGGTTGTTTTATCCGAAGAAATGAATTACAATTATTATTATGACCCCGCTTACCCAACAACAAGCGAAAGTTTAGCGGGTACAATTACGGCTTACTTGCCAGTTAACTTTATTGTCGAATATACGGGCTTACAAACGGGAACAATATTTAATTTTTCGGCAACAAGTTCAAGGGCGTTCGATTTATTTAGAGTTCCGCCTTCAATGATTTCTGAAGGTGCAAAAGTAAAAATTTCAACCGCTCCAACACCTTTTGCGATTCCTTTTTGGACTGGATATTTTAGACCCGTTACGGAATGTAAATACGAACCAATAGTTTTAGACTTTATAAATAAATACGGGGGTTGGCAACGGGAAACATTTTTTAAGGCAAGTTTTGAAAATTTAGAAGTTCAAAGTACGCCTTATAATTTTATGATGACAATTGACGCTTTGCAATACGATGTTAGGCAAGGACAAAAACAAATCTTTAATAACAACGGAAGCACGAAATATAAAATAAATTCGGGTTGGGTTGATGAAACATTTAACGAAAACTTACAACAACTTTTATTAAGTGAGCGGGTTTTATGGACGAAGGGAAACACGAAACTACCAATAAGAATAAACACGAAAAGCGTTAACAAAGAAAAGAATATAAACAACAAAAAAATAAATTATTCTTTAGATTTTGAAATGGCTTTTGATGTAATAAACAATGTAATTTAATGAAAAGAGAGGTACGGGTTTTTATCGAAGGGCAACAAATAGATTTATTCAACGACGAAACTATTGAAGTAAATTCGAGCGTTCAAAACATAGCGGATATTTCTAAAACAAGCACGGACTTTTCCCAAGCGTTTACGATTCCCGCAACAACACGAAACAACGCAATCTTTCAGCACTTTTACCAATCAGACGTAGACGGCACTTATAACTTTCAAGAACGAAAAGACGGATATATTGAAATAGATATGACAACGTTTAGACGTGGACGAATTCAATTAGAAAAGTCAAACGTAAAGAACGGACAAGTCGAGAATTATACGATTACTTTTTACGGGCAATTAACGAGCTTAAAAGATTTATTTGGCGAAGACAAACTAAGCGACTTGGATTACTCAAGCGTTGACCAAGCGGTAAATTTACCAACGATTCAATTTTATATTGAAGGTCTTTTAGGATTTACGGACATAGCTTACCCGTTAATAAGTTCTGGAGAATTTTGGCA